GTTCAGCTAACCCCTTTTAGGGTTGGTTTCCAAAAGAAACCCACGGTCCACTGCACTCCTTTCGGAGATGGTAAACCGTGGGTGTTTTAAATCTTCATTTTCACTCACACTCTTCAGAAGTTTTCTTCGACCTGCTGAACAGTAGTGTTTCCGCTTATAAAGGAAATACTTCTGTCCCCGATCCCAAGAGAAATTGTAATCAACGAACCGGTACCGGTTGAACTGTTCCTCCCAAAAGAGGTCTGGATTCTTCGGGTACCGAACAGCGTTGACTACTTTTTCGACGGAAGTCCGCGGATTCGAATGTCCGTAACCACCCCTCCGCTTCAGAACTGAGATAAACTCTTTTCTGAGTCGGTAGGCGAGTTGGGGGCCTGTAATAGTAGGGATGTTCAGGGTCATATCGTTGTATTTGACGATTGACCACAGGACAGACTTACTAGCCTCCTCCTCGACTCTTTCCTCATAATTACTCTTGTAAGGGTTTTCCTTTACATGAGAATTAGGGGATCGAGTGGTGGTTCCGCGTGTTCGGAACCGAGACATTTCACGCTCCACTTCCGGTAGTGCCTCCGCGTAAGCAGGGGATACCGAAGTGGTATACAAGCGTGTCATAGTCCTGGGCATCCGTTCTCTATAGATCAAGGCGTGGATGCCATCTCGGAAAAACCGAGGGCACACGTCCTTCATCCTTAGAGTCCGAGGATCGGATTTCACTAAACCGGCCCCACCAAGGGTTCGAGGAAGGTACGGCGGAATACCTACGGCATAAAACCACCGAGCTAGGCCCGGATGGAGTAACCGTAAGATAATCGCCACCTTCCAATAACTTTCAGGGTGGGCGCGAACGATTGATTCGGCCGAAGGCCCGATATTGTACCAGAGTGGTAGTTGGTCGTCAGAACTAGTGTTCTTGACCGCCCACCGCAACGGTATTGTATCAGTCCATCGTCCGAACTTTATCCCGACCGGGATAAGGACCTGTCTGCTTACACGCGAACATGTCTTCTCAGACAAGCTTCGGGTAACAGCCCAGGACCAAGTTCCCTTAAGGGTATCGTTCGTGGCCACGAGACTACTACGTGAGATCGAACCTTTGACGTTCTCAACAGTGAATATATTCTCTGTGAAGATGCCATGGGTGCGCGAGCTCAGGTGTTTACCGGGAGAGAAGATTGCACCGCATAAGCGGGCAAGCTCCTCATACCGACGACACACTGCGCTACGCGCCACCAATAAGAGGTCATCGCCACAAACCACGTGGTTTGTGCGACGGCTCTTCTTGGTGTCGGTAACACGTTTTACGTAGTGGCGACCAGTGAGGTGATTATAGCAGGTGACATCGAATTGATCTTTTTCATCGAGATGGATGGTGACGCTGTCTTCTCCGATACTTACGTTCCTAGGTATCTTCTCGTCTTGCGCAAGCGAGACCCAGAAGAGATTTAGGACACAGAGTATTGGCCACGAAGTGGGGGTTCCCATAAGGACCCCGCGCTTCGTGTCACGACCTGGATTTAGCTTTGAACCGAGCGGATAGGATAGCGAATAGCTTCCTACCGCCAGCTCAAAGGCCAGTTCGCGGATTGACACGTCGACATCCACCAGTGTATCGAGGAAACCTCCAAAAATTGCTTGAACTATGTCAGCATGGAAGGTATCGGTAGCACTGGTCAGATCTGCAGACAATATCTCGGCACGTGGATCCAGGAGATTCCCAAAAAGCTGTTGAACAGCTTGATGGTGGTCTCCAGATAGCACGTCCCGGATATGTGGATCACGAGCCAAGCATTTGCGTAAGCCAGTTCCAAAATAATGGAGAAAGGCCGTAGCAGCTGCAGGATGACTCGTGACCACTCGGCATTTGTAACCTCTTTCAGGAAGCCCGTGAACAGTGCAAAAATTGCCGCTGTTTCCGAACTTCCGGTTCGCATGATAATATATCGTGTCGAAGGAAGAGGACATTGCCGAAGGATGCAGATCTGATCTCGAACCGTTTGTAGGATTCGATGTCTTGTCATATGAAGAAGAGTGTGATTTCACAACTGGATGTCGACTGCTTAGGATCTCCACCAAGGCTCTAGAATAACCCCCATCTCGGAGGGAATATTCAAAGCAGGAGGAGTTCTTAACCACGGGAGTTGATGCAAAATCGACGGCGAAGTGATACTTCGACGCCCATTTGGCAGAAAACTCTCGTGCCGCGTCCAGAATCCACTGAGGACTCGAGCCAGGAAGGCTTAGAGTATCTGAGTGCTTCTGGATCGCGGAGTCGACAACGGGTTGGCTTCCTAGGGGAAGGGAACGGCCGATGAAGGTGAACTGCAGGTATTTATCCTGAGTTGCATCCGACATCGGGCGCGCAAGCTGACTGAGGAGACCTCGGTACGGAGTAGGTTTCAAAGGAAATTTCTTTCCAATGAAAACTGCCTCACGTACAGAGGTACCCCAGCGCTTGAGCACGCTGACCAAATGGTCTGGCCCGCATCCCAACCCCGTGGTTGCTACCCACCTCGCAAAAGCGGCATATGTTTCTAATGCCCTTTTCCCTGCTTTGGTTGACTTATCAAAGCCAAGGGGAAAGGTGCAAACAAGTGCTGCTGCACACGATCGCCAGATCTCGTCACAAAGAGTGATCCTACGGATCCTCTCTTTGTTCGAGAGCCGGTCGAGCGTGTGCGCGAGGCGAGTTGTGAAATGTGAAAATGAAGTTTTAAAACCGGGAAGGCTGCTAGCTCCACTCAGGCGGTGCGCTGTCAAATGCGCACACCTGGGCGGTACATACCTAGCCGGGGTCTTTTGGTTCCTGCCTGAGGGCTTGTTTTTACGCAAGTCTTCAGGAGTGGGATCTAAATGAACTCCGCATGCCTTCCAAAGGTCAGAATTAACTCTGATTTGTTCATTTGGTTGGCGTTTGTCGAT